TACGAGGGTAACTATTACAATAAATATTAAGCTGTAAATAATACGAAATTATTTCTAGCTTGTACACATAAACATCTTTCAGATAAGAAGTTTACTTCCATTGCATCTAAATTAGAAGTTTGAGCACCGCCAACAGAACCTGTTAACCATGATTTCATTCTTCTGTCATCTGCTTGAGAAGCTCTGTATCTTACATGTAAGAAAGGACGTCTAATGTTTGTTCCAAGTAACTGATCGTATACTGTAGAAGTTCCAGCTGGAACTAATACACCATCAATATTGTCACCGTTAACAAAGTTAGAAGAACCACCTCTTGTAGAAGCATCATTTAAATATTTCCATGAAGTTTTGTAGAAGTCATAAGAACCTCTTCTGAAACCAGAAAATCCTAAATTCAACGCCATATCTTCAGAGTTTTCAAATACACCGTAAGATGTACCTCCAGCTCCGTAAGAATTTTGTTGTGCTAACATGTTATCAAATAATAACTCAGTTTTTCTATCTAAGAAAAGCATGTTTTCTTCAATTGCTCCTTGAGAATCTAAATTCTCTAGTACAGAATCAAAGTCTTGTAATGATCCAGCATAACCAGAAAGTACATTACCACCATTATTAATAGCAGAGAATAAACCTTCAGTACCTATTGTACCAGCAGGTGCAGCAGCAGCAGCAGCAAAGCTAACTCCAGCTCCAGCGATAGCAGCAGCTTGTACAGCGTTTGCTAATTCACCTTCAATCATTGCCATTTCTAAGTAGTCTTCGAATCTCATTCTAGTTTCTCCTTCAGCTTTTAGATACCATAAGTATCCAGAAGTTCCGTCTTCACCAGCAACTTCAACCCAACCGATCTGAGCAGTGTCAGAACCTGAAACAGCATATCTGTCTCTGATTATAATTGGCTTGTTACTAAATGTAGTTAACTGAGGTTGGATAGATTGACCAGTTACTCCTGTAGCAGGACCAACAGAACCTTTTCCAAATTCAGAACCGTATACAAATACTTTCAATGTTGCTCCAATTGCAGCTCCTGCGTTAACAGCAGCTCTAGTGTAAGGAATTACATCAAAGTTTTGTGCTCCACCAGCACCTCCAGCTCCAGCAGCACCTGTAGCAACTACAATAGCTTTAACTGTGAAAGAAGGATTAGAAGGATCCATGATTACTACAGTCATGTTAGTAAATATTGTATTTACAGAACCTGCTGGAACTGTAAGTCTATTACCGCCATTTGCGCCAACAGCGCTACAAGCTACTTGATCATAACTAATGTGTAATCTGTTTTGTTCAGACCAAACTACTTGGTCAGACATCATTGGCATTTCAGCGCCAACCATTCTTAAGAAGCCTGCTAACGTTCTGTTTCCATAACGCTCTACCTCTGCTTCATAAATTTCTGGTAGATATTGTTGTGCGAAGTCATTTCCTGCGCCACTGTTAAAATTTAAGTAATTGCTTACTAAAGGTTGAGTGGTTAACGAAGGTAATAAACTCCCAAATTGAGGACTTAATACACCCATAATAATTGTTTGTTTTTAATTGTTAAATTTACTTGTTTTAATTTTCAACTTAGAACTATCTACTCCGTCTATAGCGCGTACTTTAAAACCACCTAATGTAATGTCCTGTCCTGCACCTTGACGCGGAGCGTCTAATGTAGGGTTTTTAGAACTTTGCATTACGTTTTTAATCCCATCAGTTTTACCTTGTTCATAAAAATGTTTTACAATACGATCTACATTTTGAGCAGCGTACATAGCTTTATGATAACCCTTCGTATCTTTAACATTACCTTCAGTGTCTAAGAACTTCCCGACGAAGTTGTTAATGTTTGATTGATTTTCTGCAACATTACTAGGATCTTTAACGCCATATCTAAATTTTTTTTCACCAACTTCGAAATCAAAACCTTTGAAATCATCAGAGAATAAAGTATTAGTGTCGTTAACAAACCTCTCGTGTTGCTGTGTAGCTAACTCTTGATCTTTGTTGTATCTATTGAAAAAGTCCATTGCATCTTGTTGATCTTGGTTTACGTTCGGTCTTAACTTAATCTCGTCGTAGTACTTAACCTTTACATCTTCTAAATGCTTTTTAGCTTTTGCAATTTCTTCTTTTTTTGCGAGTTTCTTTTTTCGGATATCTCGCTCCTCATCCAAGTCTGTATCAAACGAAAAATTCTCTTCCATTACAAATGAAAGATCATCATTAGAAAGATGAGGCTTAGTGTTTTTATAGTACTCTCTTAACAGAGTATCTTCGTCAACGTCTGAATAATCAGCGTTAAGTCTTGTATAATCTTCTATAGTACCACCAGTTTCTTTCATGAAAGCAATAAGCTTTTCTACATTATCTGGTAATTCTATTTTTGGTTGAACTATTTGTTCTTGTTTTGGTAGTGGCTTTTCTCCCACCTCTTGAATTTCTTCAATAATCGGGCTGGACTCTTCAACTGGTTCGTCTCCTCCAATGTCCACGATTTCGCCATCTCCGGCTTGTTCGCCCACATCCACCTTCTTTGTTTCTCCGACTTGAATGGCATCTGCTTCTGGTTTTTTAGTTAAATCAACCTTTATAGGTTCATCAATTTTTACATTAGCATCTTTAGTAAGATCAACTTTTGCTGGCTCTTCTGTTTTATTGCTAAATTTTTTTAACTTAGATTTTGACTTTATTTTAAAGTCGCCTTCTTGTTTTACTTCTTCTTTTAATTCTGACATGATAAAATATTATATAATTATTAATAAAATTAGACTGCTGGCATTCCTGCTGGCACATCTGACTCCGTGAAATCAATAGGTAAAGAATCGTTTTGTCTTTGGCTTATTAATTCACTTTGTTGTGTAGCTTCTATTTTACTACGTTTATCTTTACGATCTTCGATCATATTTTCTTTTTTCTCTATAGCCTGAACATCCATACCTTTTAATGCCATGTCATACTGATGTTGTACTTCCATTTTTTGCTGTTCTATTTGAGCAGCGATCTGCATACGTTGTATTTCCATTTGATTAACGGCTTGTTCAAATTGTACTTTAGAACCTGATATAGCTTCTTGTTTTTGTACTTCTGACATTGCTACTTTTTCAGCTGCATCAGATTGAGCTTGTCCTTGAGCTGCTATATTAGCTTGTTGATTAGCTTGTTCTTTAGCATCTTTCTTTTTACGTCTTTGTTTTAAAACATCATTAGCTAGTTTTAAATTTTTAATCTGACGTATATCAATGGCATCTTCAAGGTTTATTCCACCTTGCTGTATAGCCATTTGTATGTTTTGTTCTAACTGAGCTTTTTCTTCTTCTTCAGGTTCTAAAGATAAATAAATACCAAAATCATGTATATTTAAATTTTGTATCTCTTGTAATGTTCCTACGTTGTAAGTAGATATAGAACTTTTTAAAGAATTTAAAGTTAAAGGATAGTTTAAAGAATCAGCTACTTTTAAAGATATATTTTCACATGTTCTAAGCGTTAGCCATAAACTTGAGTTTAATATATGTCTAGTAGCAGTGTTAGATGCGTTAGCCGCTAATTTCTGTAAACCAACTAATGAATTTTTATCTTGATCACTACCATCACGAGCTTCATTAAGTCCGGTAACGTCTCTTATCATTTGTAAATAATATTGATAAGTCTGTATTAAACTCTGTATTTTACCTTGACCACTAGAGCTTGTTAATTCTTGTATTGGTACTTTGCCTTGGTTAAGTGAACCTTCTTGTGTTAATGATCTACCAACTATCGAACCAGTTTGAAAGTACATATTTAATGCTTCAGCTGGATTATAATTTGTGCCATTACCTAAATCAACTTCTGCTAAACCATCCATATCTAAGAATACACCATCTGGAACTATTCTAGACATAACCTGCTGTAGCTTAAGATGCGTTAGTTGAATCATATCAGCAAAGCCAGTGGTTTTACTAACGATAGATTCTATTCTTCCTTGGTACATTCTAGGCGCAACAATAGCATAACTCATTTCTACCTTTGTAGTATCGGCGAAAGGTCTTGTCATGTTCTCTGCTAGTTCCCACTTTAGTAGTTCATTGTTACCAATTACTTTAGCTCCTTTGTAAAGTACTTCTATTTTTCTAGACACTTTAGAAAAAGTATCAGACTCTGGTGGATTAAAATTGTCATCTTTTATTAATGATTTTTCTAAACCTTGGTCTGTTTCTTTTATTTTAAATACTTGGCTATTGTAAGTTTTGTATTCAAAATATAAAACTTGTATAGTGTTTGGATCATAAGTTGACCAACCATACATAGTATCTCTGTTTCCAACTTGCTTGGATATTTTATCTAATTCTTTTTCTGTTAAGTCAGGAAATTCTTTTGCTATTTCAGATATAGTTAAAGATCTAACTTCACCAACATAATATATGTCTTCAAAATTTGGATCTTCTGTGTATGAGAATATTATTCTTGCAGGATCAACATAATCAATTGTAATTCCATTAGCTTTGTTCCAGTTTGTTTTAACCGCTCCAATACCTAAAGTAACTAGATCATAATTAAATCTTTTTCTTATATTGTCAAATTTGTTTTTAGCAAGAACATTATCTATAACTTCTTCTTCTGCAATTTCTACAGCATGCTTATAACTTAACTGCATGTGCATGTCTAATTCTTCTTCGTTTTCTGGTAAACCTGCGGGATTAGGACTTTGATATAAATCAAGACCTAGTTTTGTTTTTAATTCTTCTAAATAAGGCTTAGCTAACATATCTTCATATATAGCAGTAGCATAGTCTGTTCTTTTCTTTAATGATACAGGATCTTGAGCATTAGCTTTTATTTCAAAAACTTTATTAGACATACCATTAACAACTATGTCAACAAACTTAGACAACACAGGAACTGGTTTCCAGTCTAAGTTAAGATAAGACATATCACCATTAATAGCTAATTCATCTTTATATTTCTGAACTGGCTGTTCTCCTCTAGCATATAATCTTAAACTATGAAATCTATTATATGATGTAGCAAATCTAGTTCCATTACCGCCTTGTCTCCACCATTCGCCTTCAATGGCTTGAGCAACTTGCTCTCCATACTTCGAAGTGTTTTTAACTTCGTCTGGCACTACTTGGCTAGGAAAAGAACTGTTTGGATTTGTATATACTTTCATTTACTTAATTATTTTTGATAATTCACCTTTGTTATTGTATCTTTTTATACCAAGGTCTATAGCTGTTCTTATCTTTTTATTTACCGGAGCATATCTGTTTTTATTACAAGCCATTATAGCAAGTCCAGAACTTATAGACGCATCATATTTTGTTCTACTAGTTATGTCAAAATTAGCCCAGTCTTCTAACGTTCTTTGGAAATACATATCTCCATAATTATCACCATCATAACCTACCGCGCTTTCAATATAAGTCTCAATTGCTGCAGCGTGTGCTTGTATTATATCTTGACTAGAGTTAGGTATTCCACCAATCTCTCTTTCTGTTACTGATAACTTAGCATAAACTTTATCTGGTCTATTTATACTAAATCCTCTATAACCTCTTCTTCTAAAATGATATAATAATCTAGGTTTATTGTTTTCTGCTAATATTGGCATACCGTAAAAAACGCAAGCCATTAGTACATCTTCAAAGAATAATTCAGCAGTTTGTGGGCGAGCGATATACTCTAAGAAAAAATGATCAGCAGGAGCATCTTCCATACTGAACTTAGTTAAACCACTTAAAGCTCCTTTAGAACCTCTACCATCTACTGTACCTGATATATCATAGCTATCACAACCAAAAGCACCCATGTGTTCATTGCCTGGATATTTA